ATGTCAGGTGATCGTTAAGATGCCGTTCGCCTGGTCGAGATCGACCGTGAACGTGTTTCCATTGGTCAACGTGATCGCCGTGCCGTAGTCCCACCAGCCGATCAGCGGCTTCGTTGGCGACGTGAAATTGTACAGCACGGCATATTGAAATGGACCGATCGATCCACCGGAAGCCGTCCATGCCGGATCACTTGCGCCGGAGAACTTGAACGTTCCGGAAGTCTGCGAACCGGTAATCACGCCTACGCTGACGCCCCCCGCCGTATAGTTGTTCGCCGTCGATAGATCAGCCGGCGTATTGTAGACGGTGTTGGTTGCCACCGGCGTGGTATTGGTCAGATAGACCCTGTAGACATGAGAGGTTCCGGTTTTCATGTCGTGCAGCGCGCTCGCAACGTCGAGTGCAAAGCAGTTGAACTTGTTGAATGAAGCCATATCGAGCGGACTCCTAAATGACCTGGCCGGAGACGCGCACCGTCATCGGTCCGGCATTGAACGTCGATGTCAGACCAAGGTTGTTGAGATCGTTCAGCGCGGCAGAAAAGCCGAGACCCCAGGTTTCGATCCGGCCGTCTTCCTTGATGTAGGGCGCCGATTCCAACAGCGCGCCGTAGAGATAAAGGTCCGGTGCGAGCTTCAGCAGCCAGTTCGCACCATTGGTCGCCATCGGCGGAATGTTCCTGCGATAGACCATCTCGATGGTGTAGGCGGCGTCCGGCGTCGGCGCGAGTTCGATCTCGTCTCCGAACACGGTGAAATAGTGAGGCTGAGCGACGACATTGGACATCCCGAACCGGTACTCATCGAGCTGGGTCCCGGACCTGAATGCGAGACAGGGTCGCCCTGTGACGCTTGAAAGCCGGACACGCCGCATCGACTGAAAATCAGCTGGCAACGAGATGAATTCCGGATCGCTGGACGCCAGATTGACAACCGCGGTCGCGCGCTGCTCCATCTGACGAACGTATAGTTGCCGATTGAACTTCGCTTCCGCCAACTGGATGAATGTCGGGATCCGCGCAATCAGGGTCGTATCCTGGTCTCGCGCCAGATACTCGATCACGGCCGATTGCAGCGAAGCATAGTCGATGATCTGCGTCATGACTGCCTCGCTGCCCAGCCGGACTGCAGCGCCGGTCTGTCCGTGCGCAGATATGCCCACTCGGGATCGTCCAGCTTTTTCTGCACGATCCGATCGAAATCGGCCGTGAACATCCGCAGCGAGGTGTTGCCCTTGGCGTGCTGTTCATGAAGCCACTTGACGTAGACGACGTTGGGAATCCGCGCGACATGACGCCCCCACTCGCTGCGCTGCTCGTCTTGCCGCGCCGTTTTGTTCCACCGCAGGATCGGCTCGACATCCTGGATGTGCTCGATCGCCAGGTCTCTTCCGTTGCGATCGAGAAGGGGCCGGATCTGAACGCCCTCCATCACGACATCTCCGTGACCCAGAGGGTTCCTGCTGTCGCTGTGACCAGGCCATTGGTGGCAGCCTTGATGGCAGCGATCCGCTGGCCGGGACTGACGATGACATAGTCGATCGTATTGGCCGGCAGAAACGTATCGGATGCCGTCGCCGTCTGCACACCGTCACCGATCCTGTAGCAACAGGCGGAATTCGCCACCAGGCGAACCTGAAAGGTTCCGACACCGAATGCGTTGGTGATCGGGACGCTGGCGTCGTAGGCGACGGTCTGCGTGATGCCGACCCGCGAGGAGTTCTGCTTGGGAAAGAACGACATCAGGCTGCCCTCACGGCGATCGAGAAATGCATCGGGATCGAGGCGCCGGTGGCTCCCGAGGGTGTCAGGACGATCACATCGTCTTCGTTGAGGTAAGACGGCGATGGGGGCGTTACCGAGAACAATTGGCCCGCAGCGGAGCCCGCCTGGGTCACGGTAAAGCTGGCCAGCGTGGCAGCATTGGCGACGACGGTCACGGTCGCGTCCGCGGCGGTGATAGTGCCGCCAAGGATTCCAGCCGCCTTCAGCAGCCGGCATCGAAAGGGAACACGGACATAAGCGGCGACCGGCGACGTGCCGCACGACGGCGTGTAGGCCGTCAGATGAAGCGTGGTGAGCGTATGATTACCTGGAAGAGGCATTCTCGAAGTCTCCAGCGAAAGGGCGGCCCGCAGCCAAGCGTCGCTATGAAGCGCGCGCCCGGCGACGTGGCCGCCCGAGGAAGAGTTGGGATGATCGCAATGGTTCAGGACGTCGTGTTGTCGAACACGCCGCCGGAAGCCTTCTCGTTACGGGCGACGAGCGAATACTCGGCCAAAATCTGACGACGATCGGAGTCGCCGGTCTTGGCGAGCGGAATCGACGTCATGTTCCGGCCGTTGAGGTAAGCCACCGCCCACTTGTCCATCTCCAGCACGAGGACGTCGCGAGGACGTTGGAACCGGTTGGCGACGACCTTGAGCTTGCCGAAGTCGGACTCGTAGGCATCGACCGATGCGACGATCTTTTTCGACTTGGCTTCCTCGATGGCGGTGGAGCGGCCCGTGAAGGTCGAGAACACCTGCTTGTTGAAGGCGCCGGTCATGATGGTGCCGGGCTTGCCGCCATTGGTCCAGATCGACGATAGCACTGATTTCAGCCGCGCTTCGGTAAAGGCGATCTGGGAGCTGGCGTCAGTGCGCGTACCGGTGCCGTCGACAGCGGAGGGATCCGCGGGCGAGCCAGCGGTGCCCTTCGACGTGTTGCTCGCGATCCAGGACAGGATCGAGGCAGTCTTGCGCGGTGTGCTGGTGCTTCCGGCCACTTTCGCCTGGTTGGTGCCGACCAGGATGCTCTCGATATCCCGCTTCAGCTCGAGGCCCTTGAGCATCTCCTGGTAGGCCAATTCGTTGTCGCGGCCGGCATGATCGACCGCCTGCTGCGTGCCCGACACCTGTGCCATCTTGTAGGAAATCTGGCAGAAGTTGCCGAGGCGCACGGTGGGCACAAGCGCATTGGCGCTGGGATCGTCTCCCTCGAGTTGCGCATTGCTGGTCGACGCCGGCGCCAATGCCTGCGTCTGCCATTCATGGTTCACGGCGGTGGCCTTTTCCTTCTCGGCGGCGCTCATGAAGGGCGTGTCCGTCGGGTCGATGCGATAGATCATGTCGCTGAGATCTTCGCGGTTGCCGACCGCAGAATAGGTCGTGATCGTATTGGTGGGTAGAGCCATCTGTTGTCCTCATGATGCCCGGCGTCGTGTGGTGTGGAACGCTATCGCGCAGGCGAAAGCGTTCCTCACGTCGGCGGCGCGCGGATGGTGATTAATTCAAGACGATCAGGATCTCGGGCGCGCGATAGCGCGGAAGCGTGGCTTCCGGTTCGGCTGACGAGATATCTTTGCCGGGCGCCTGCGCATCGCGCAGGGTCAGCATTGGCATATTGCCAAGTTCGGGTTTTGCCGTCGCCGCGATTGGCGCCCGGCGGAAGGTTGCGACGTTCAATCAATGCGGTCTACGGCGGGACTGCAATGAAAAAGCCCGCGGCCGGTTCGCCGACTGCGAGCTGTCAGTTCCTTCGATGTTGATATTATGCCGGTGATTTGCCCGACGAGTCAAATCTTCCGGAGAGCTGTGGCTATTTTCGTTTTCCTTGAGCTATCGCCCGCGGAGCTGCGATGATCTAACGAACTCGTACCGCTTCCTCCGCTCGTTGGCCCTTGCTCGGCCAAGCGTCACTCAGCGCCGATCCAACCGTGACAAAGTTCGGATCGGGCGCCGATCGTCAAAGCGATCGGCAAAGGAACTCTCGCCATCGTCGGGTACGAACGGCACGGCCTGCGCACCGGTGTCGAACACCGAGGCCGGCGACTTGGGGGCATCTCGCTCGTTCAGGCGTCGGATGTGATCCATGATCAGAGTGCTCAGTGCTTGAGGCTGGACAGGCGATGGTGGCGAAGAGCCCGCACCGCGCAACGACGAAGTGCGCAGCCCCACGCTATTCCATCGTTCATCGCAGGTCGGCAGACCAGCTTCCGAATCTGGAAAGCCGTATTCAAAGATATTGTATCGGCTGGGTACCCTCGCACTCGCGGCCGAGTCGCGGATGGCAGGCTTCATCCACGGTTTGGAGTAATCTTTCGATGCCTCGAACGGGCCAAAGCCGTGAGTGACGCCGACCGAAGGCGTTCCGACCCTCGCCGTGCTAGCACCAACACCAATGGCATCTACATTCCCGCCGACGTTATATCGAACAGCTCCCACTCCAGGGCTCCACGAAACCGACGGTCCCGTCAAAAGCCCTTCGATATCTGGAGTGTACCCTCCCGAAAGACTGAGGCCGGGGGTGCCGCCATAAAGTTGAGGATAAGTCCGCCCGTGGCTATCGATGAACAAGCCACCTCCCAATCCAAACGGAAGTCCAAGCGTTCCGCCGGCGTAACTGCCTGCTGTCATGGCTATTCCCTATCGCTCCGGGCCACTGCCCGATTGCAACTACATTCGCGGGTGTTCCGAACCTGATCGTCGAAAGCAGCTATGGCAAACTGCCAATGATCACCAATTGTCGGACAGACGCAGGCGTAATGAAACAGACCGCTTGAAGCCACTCGCCCTTATGTGCCTTCGGCTCACGGCAGCGCGGCGACAACGGACTCACTCGCGATCAACGATGAGCAACTCTCGGTTGCCGCAAAGCAAAGCCGTGAGAGGAACGCGTCAATCGCCACCCCTTAGGCAATCCCGAGATCATGACTTTTCCCTATAGTCCTGCTCCGACGCCTGACTGCAGTTCTCCATGTAGACCTTCCGGGCCTTGACCGCATAAACGGCGGACCAGCAGAAGACAGCAAATGCGACGCAACCAACGACGAGTTCCTCGAGCGAGAAGAAGCACAACGAAATACAGAGAAATCCCGCACTTCCGCCCCACAGCGACTTCACGTACTCCGCCTGTAGTGGCAGCGGTGTTGAAGGACTTAGCGCGTACGCGGGGAACGCATAACCCGATGGCAGCTGCGGGGGAAGCGAGTCGATCACCGAACAGTAGACCATCTGGTATCTGACGGCTGCCCAGATAAAGGCCATCGCAGCCCCGACAACGAATACCGCAGCCATCTTCCTTCCCCTGACTCTAGCTTCACTTAGAGCCCCAATGGTGCTCCGAAGACCTTGAGCAGCGATCCTGATCTTGACGAAGAACGGTTCGGTAGCTTTAGAACAAACGGGAACAACGTCAATACACCTCCTGAGGTTGCGTCTCCCTCCATGCCGGCGCATCAACTCCGCAACGCAGCTGCTTTGGGTTGAATTGCCCCTATTCAGCAGCCCTTGTCACAAAATTCCAAACCGCCTTATCCGCTCCGCAACCTGTGCAAGCTCCTTCAGCTCAGCCTGCGCCAGTTTGCCGTTGGCAGCGACGGCGTTCAGATGATCGCGTACCTTGCCGACGATGTTGACCGCGAGAAACAGCTTCTCGCGTCCCGATACGTCATCGATCTTGGTTCCGCGCCATGCAGCGGTGTAGCTGTCCTCAAGCCCCGCAAATGCCTCCGACAACAGTTCATTGTCGAGCAACTCCTGCGCACGCAACGCCTTGGCGACCGCCTGGTTCAGCCTGCTTTCATCGGACATCTGGGTTACCCTTGCAGTTGCACTCCGCCGCATCTTGCCCTCGCTTCTCGGCGCAGCCACAATCGCGCGGGGCCCCGCTTTCATCCTGGCCATAAGCGTGCTGCAGCTTCTGATTTTCGGCCGCCGCCGTGAGATGTGCGTCGAGCACTTTCATCCTGGCATCGAGTTCGGCCTTGATCTTCGCCAGTTCGATTTCGGTCTGCACCTTGACTTGTTGACGGACCAGATCGTTCTGAGTCTTCAGTTGCTCGATCTGGGCTTTGTGCACCGCCGCGGACTCATCGGCCTGCGCTCTTGCCTGCAGCGCCAGCAAATTCGGATCGGGTGGCGGTGGTGGCGGAGCCGGAGGCGGATGCAGCAATTGTCCATTCTGGGGATTCCGCGCCGCAGGATCGCAGAAGAATCGGTCCGGATTCCGGTGCCCCATGATCCTAGTGAGTTCGGTAGCGGTGTTGTACAATTCGCGGTCACCGACGAGGTGCACCTTGCCGCCCGCGACCAGTTCCTTCTGGATGTTGGCGAGCGCCATCAGTTGCGCGAATTGCTGCGCCTTGCCGCCGGAACCGAGGCCGACATTGATCGTCATATCTTCGCGGGTCTTCCAGGCGCGCGGATCAACCGCGACCCAGGTGTTGCGGAGCCGCACAGTCTGCTGCGACTGGCCGTGTTTGCGGATCGTACCGTGCAGCAACGCAAAGATATCGCGCACGCCTTCGGCCATGATGCGCGCGATCAGCTTGATACGCATTTGCGAGGCCGAGAACATCTGCGCCACCGCCGTCGCCGACTGGTTCTGCAGCGCGTTGGCGTCGATGCCCTGCGATTGCCGCGACAGGCCGCTGCGGGTTTCAAGTTCGGCGTCGAGATATTGCATCATCGGATAGATCGAGGAGGTGATATCGGGCACCACTTGCCAGTTCAGCCCGCCTGCGGTCTTGGTGCGCACCACGCCGCCCGGCCGCGACACCAGGAGATCGTCGAGCGTGTTCGGACCGGCATTGGCCTCGGAGACCTCGACTCGTGGGTTGTTGTGCAGATAGAGGTTATCCAGCGCGCCGCGCTTGAGCGCCGTCTTCTCCCGCTGCAGCGGCATGACCAGATCGGCAATCGAGCGGCCGAAGAAGCGATGCGTCATCGGCACCGGCGTCGTGGTTGAGAACGGAATGGCGTCGAACGGCGTGATGCATTCCCGTCCATCCCTGCGCAGGATCTCGCCTTGGTCCCCGCCGGTAATGATCTGATAGAGCGAGGGCCGGCCGTCACCTTCGTAGTCCATCCGCACATAATGCTCGGTGATGCGGACCACCCGCGTAGCTGAGTTCGCGCTGTTGGAAGTTACAGAAAGATGCTCTCCGGTGGTGTCGCGGGCAAGCGTTTCAATGTCGGAGCTGCCGGTGTAGTCAGCAAGCGACCTGATCTGCTCGCCGTCAAATCCTTCGGAAATCAGCTGACCTTCGGTCTTGGTGACCACCTCGTGGAAACAATAGTTGCACTCGCGGATGCTGCGTGCGCCACGCTCGATACCGAATTCCTCCGGCGGAACGCCGAGAACCCGAGCTTGAGCGAACCTGCGCGTGGTGACGATGGTGACGTCGTGTGTGGCCGGCAGTGAAGCCAGGGCCGGTGCCGCCTTGAGGGGGATAGCAATGTTCATCTATTTCTCCAACTGACGCGCAGGAATTGTCAATGCAGGCGCACAGGACCCCACCTCACTGTAAGAGGCGTGTTCATCGGCCAGCCACCGATCCTTCGACGATTGCGCAGATATTCCCGGATCAGCCGAGGCAACCCGTCACTCGGCGCCCCTCCCGGATTCGAAGGCCTGCATTTGCGCCGGAGCCTTGTGGCGACCACATCAGTTCATCGACTGCGGGACATTACCTTGAGATCGGTGACTGCTGGGGAAGTTGACTCGAATACGGCTTGCCGGTTGAGCGTGCCATTCTGCGACCCTCAGATTATGGGCTCGTAACGCGCGACCATTGTTGGTTGCCACACACATGAGCAAATCGATCAATGATACATCTCGTGATCGCTTCAAATTCATCGCTTCACAGATTCTTGCATAACGCTGCGCGCCGGCCAG